GGGGGTACCCCCGGGGCCGGCAAGGCGGGGGACCGCACGGCGCCAACGCCCTTTCTCTCCCCAGGGATGGTGAAAAATGCCAGGTCAGGACGCCGAAACCGCCGATGTGGCAGCGGTCACACCATTGCCGGAAATGCCGAAAGGCCTGCTCAAACGTGGTCGCGGCCTGTGGGACTCCAAGGCCGAGGTGTTGGCCGGCCATCCGATCGGGTTGATTGCCCTCGCGGAGGCGTGCCGCGCCGCCGATCGGTGCGAACGACTCGACGCGCAGCTACGCGGCCGCGAAAAGGAATGGCTGAGTATCGATCTCGATCCGATCATCCGCGATCACCTCGACGGGGACGGCGTCACGATCGTCGATGTCACCGCGAAGGTCGTGATGAACGCTCCTCTGCGCGAGGCGCGCCAGCAACAGACCGTTCTCAAGCAACTGCTCGCGCAGGTCGACACGTTCGAGCGCGCAGCTGTCGATGCGGGCGCGGCCGCGCAAGTTCGCAACCGGCGACACCGGGCGTTCCCTCGATCATGGACAAGATCCGTGCTCGAAACGCCTGACGTCGGCGGTGCGGTGGCCGAGAAACCACCGCTGGACGGCTCGCAGAAGCCGCGGCTGTCGAACTACCCGACATTCTTCACCACGCTCGGCGACGACGCGATCGATCTGTACGAGGCGACCGGGTTCGAATTGCTGGAGTGGGAGAAGGATGCTTGCCGGCACCTGATGGGCGAGGAGAAGAACTTTCGGTGGAGTTCTCCGCGTTCGCTGATCATCGCGCCGCGCCAGAACGGTAAGAACGTCATCGTCGAGGTTCGCGAGTTGGCGGGGTTGTTCCTGCTCGGTGAGCGCAAGATCCTGCACACCGCGCACGAATTCAAGACGGCCAAGGACGCGTTCGTCGACCTGTCCGCGCGCATCGCGAAAATCGAAGAGCTCGAGGACATGTGCCTGCTTCCGCATCGCACCTCGAACGAGGAGGTCTCGATCCGGCTCAAGCCGCATCGCGGCGAGCGAGATCCGCGCTACATCCGGTATCTCGCCCGCACTGCGGACGCGGCGCGAGGGTTCAAGAAGGTGGATCTGTTCGTCGGTGACGAGGCGTATGCGATCACCCACGAACAAGTCGCGGCGTTCCGGCCCACGCAGTCGGCGGCGCCGAACCGTCAGTTCATCCTGCTGTCGAGTGCGGGCACGGGTAACAGCGAGTTCCTCGCTCAGCAACGCAACGCCGGTATCGAGCACACGTCGAGCGGGTTGCTGTTCCTCGAGTGGTCGGCGGACCCGGAAGCTGACCTGGATGACCACGACGCGTGGGCGATTGCGAACCCGTCGTACCCGATCCACAAGACGCACGAGTTCATGCTCGAAGAGCGCGAGCTACAGGGCGAGATCCAGTTCGCGCGCGAGCATCTGGGCATCTGGGACGACCCGCGTGTGAACGCGGTGATCACCCCGGCGATGTGGGAGGCGTGCAAGGACGAGGAGTCGCAGGTGCTCGACCCGGTGGCGATCGCGGTCGATGTCACTCCGGATCAAGCGTTCTCGTCGATTTCGATCGCCGGCCGACGCGAAGACGGATTGCCGTATGTCGAACTCGTATTTCACGAGCGCGGCATGCACTGGGTGGTCGAGACGGCGGCGCGGCTCAGCTCGAGCACGACGCTCTCGGCGTGGTCCTCGACGGCGGCGGCCAGGCGGGCGCGTTGATCGCGGGTTTCCGCGAGATCGGGTTCGAGGTCGAGGTGACCGGCGCGCGGGACATGGCGCAGGGCGCCGGTGCGTTCTACGCCGAGGTCGAAGAAGAACGTATGCGGCACAACGGCGAACCGGATCTGGTGTCGGCGGTCGCGGCGTCACGTAAGCGTCCGGTCGGTGACGCGTGGGCGTGGGATCGGCGGGACACGTCGGCAGATATCAGTCCGCTGGTCGCGTGCACGTTGGCGTGGCACGGATACACGAGGTTGATCACCGCGGCCAGTACCAAACGGGTGCGCAGTGGGAAGGTGTGGTGATCTGAATGCTCGACGAGAGCCAGGCGGTCAACGTCGCGAAGGATCTCCTTCCGAAGTTGCACCACGAGCGCAAGCGTCTGACGTTGCTGGACAAGTGGTACCGCTGGCAGCAGGAAGACCAGCAGTTGCCCCGCAGTGCTACACGGGAATTGAAGGCGTTGCAGGAGTTGTCGAAGACTCCGTGGTTGTGGCTCGTGGTCACCACCATTGCGCAGGCGATGTTCGTCGACGACTACCGGTCACCGAACGAGGCCGAGACGTCCCCGCAATGGGAGACCTGGCTGGCCAACGGAATGGACGTGCGGCAGATCGCGATTCACCGTGCCGCCCTCGCGTACGGATATTCGTATGCGGTGGTGATGCCGGGTCTCGACGATCTCGGACGTGTCCAGTCGGTGATCCGAGGTGTGTCACCGCGCAGGATGTTCGCCGTCTACGAGGACCCGGCCGAGGACGAGTGGCCCGAGTACGCGCTGCGCGACGATCCGGGAGGAAAGCTGCGCCTGATCGACGATCAGGTGGTGCACAAGCTTCAACGTGTCGGCAACGAAGGCGAGATCAAGCACGTGGGTTTCGACTGGCACGGCGCCGGCCGATGCCCGGTCATCCGATACGCGAACGATCTCGACCTCGAAGGCCGGGCGACGGGCCAAGTGGAGCCGTTCATCGGTGTCGCGAAGCGAATCAACAAGACCACCTCCGATCGGTTGCAGGCTCAGCACTTCAACTCGTGGAAGATTCGTACCGCGACCGGCATGACGGAACCCGAGGACGACGAGGAGAAGCGTCGAGCGAAGTTACGACTACGCCACGACGACATCCTCATCGCCGAGGATCCGGACACGAAGTTCGGGACATTGGACGAGACGCCGCTCGACGGTTTCATCGCTGCCACTGAATCGGACATCGAGGCGCTCTCGGCGACAAGCCAGACGCCCTCGTATGCGCTGACCGGCAAGCTTGTCAACCTCAATGCGGAGGCGTTGGTGGCTGCTCGTCATCCGTTGACTCAGAAGGTATTCGAGATCCGCACGTCCTTCGGTGGGTCGCACAACCGCACCATGCGGATGAGTGCGTGGTTCGAGGAGGACTACGCGATCGCGACCGACGTCAGTGCGTCGGTCAAATGGCAGGACCTCGAAGCGCGTTCGCTCTCGCAGGCCGTCGACGCGTACGGCAAGGCCGCGAAGTTGCTCGGCATTCCGCCGCAGGCGCTGTGGGGCCGGATTCCCGGGGTCACGAAAATCGATGTCCAGGAATGGAAGCAGATGGCGCTCGACAGCGATCCTCTGGCCGAGTACCTGCGTGACCAGTTCGGCCCGGACAGCTCGGCTGATCATCTCTTGGGGGTTTGATGGCTCGCACGAAACTCGGTCGCAAGCTGACCGAGTTGCATCGGCGTGCGCAGCTGCGACTCTCGGCTCAGGTGGTCGCGGATCTGCGGCGCGCGTGGCGGATTCTCGCGTTTCAGCGATTGGACGAGACGCAGGGTCCGTGGTTGCAGGTCGCGGTCCCGGTGATCGAGGCGGCGCACATGCAGTCGCAGGAGATCTCGGCACAGTACGTGCAGGACTTCCGCGCTGCGGAGCGTCCGGAGCTTCGACCGATCCCGTGGGTCGAGCCCGTCCGCACGGTGCTCCGTGAGGATCGAGCACCGGCTCCGGTGCCGGTTCCGGAGAGCACGGCGAAACCGTCTACGCGGAGCCGGGTTACGGATTCCTCGCAGCCGGGACAGACGGCTCGTTCGCGGGTCCGTGTCACCGATCCGGAACCGGCGCAACGTGAATCGCGATCGCGTGCGCGGGTCACCGACAACACCGCGCCGACAACGCGAACCCGTTCACGTTCGCGGGTCAGTGTGGCCGAGCCGATCGAACTCGACCTCGACCGGACCGCTCGCGGTCTGTTGATCACCGGGCCGGTGCGGGCACGCAAACTGATGCCGGCACCGGAAACCGACGCGATGGAAAAGGCGTTCGTGTCCTCGACATCGGCGGCAGTGCGGATGGTCGCCGAAGGTGGACGGGACTTCACGCAGAAGATCGTCGAACTCGATCGTGAAGCATTGGGATTCGCACGAGTGACGAAGGCTGAACCGTGCTGGTTCTGCGCGATGCTCGCCAGTCTCGGCGCGGTCTACAAGGGTCAGACGTCGTTCTCATCGACGGACGCTCGGTACACCGGCGGCGGCACAGCGAAGGTGCACGACGGGTGCCAGTGCACGTTGGAGCCGATCTACGACGAGACCGCGGATCTGCCGACCGGACAGCGGAGTTTCGGCAGCTGTGGGACGACTCGACAGCAGGTGCGAGTGGGCACGAGGCGACGGTGTTGTTCCGCCGCGCGTACGAGGGCCGGACCCAGGAGAACGACCCAGCGCATCCGGACACGCCGAAGGAACCGGAGAAGGACAGCGACGAGTACAAGCGGGCACTCGCAGAGCGGTTGCTGCCGAAGTTCGAGAGCCAACTCAAGACGCTCCTCGCGGACGGTCGAGGCGAAGACTCCGAACCTGTCATCTACCACCGCGCACAGATCGCCCGTCACCGCGAGGCGCTCGGACTCAAGCCCGGCGAGAAGACGCCGGAAGCGAAGGCCGGCGGCGGGAGTACTCCTCCACCGAAGGCTCCGCGTACTCGCAGCGTTGCCAGCGGCGACGAGGGCGATGCGTGGCGGGTTCCCGATGCAGAGGTTCCGGCCGAATATCCGGACGTCGGCGGTGACGGCGGTGGCGTGCCGTTCACTCCGGAGCAGCGTCCGAGCGTCGATGCGCGGTTCGCTCACATCGCGGACGGTGACAAGAATCGGGACGGGAAGATCGTTTCCGGTGGTCACCGCTTCGGGAGCAACGTCATCGGTAAGGACGGACGCCCGAAGGAAGAGTTCCCGGACGTGCCGGATACGCAGCTCAAGGCGATGATCGATCGAGCGCTCGCAGATCCGACGTCGATCACCCGGCGCGGCGGTCAGATGGACTTTCGGCGGATCGTCGACGGGTGTCCGGTGGTGGTACGGGTGCGCGGCCGGGAGGGTCCGGGGCGGATCAACACGGCATATCCGGCGTGGAAGGAACTCGAAAGGGCTCGGACTACGGGCGAAGGGCGGCTACTATGGGGACTGTGAGCAGGACATTCGAGGATTTCGAGGACCTGGCCGAGGCGATGTATCGCTCCGGCCGTTTCGTCGATTCCTCCGACGTCGCCGATGCTGCGGTCTCGGCGTACGAGGCGGGCGAGTACTTCTACGCCGTCGTCTCGATGGTCGAGTTCGCTGCCGATCATCAGATCCCGCTCGGCGACTTCGCTGGCGAGGTCGATCGACTGATCATCCCGCTCTTCGACGACGAGATCGACCTGGCCGCGTTCCGGGAGTACCTCGACAAGGTGCCCCACCGCAGAGCCGTATAAGTAGTTTTCACCAGCTACACCCGAATGCCCCGTTGACCATCTGGTCCGGGGCATTCGGCGTTTCATCACGACTTCCTCACCGGGTTCGGTGAGGCTCGCTCACGGTCAGCGATCAATGACTGGTATGCCGACGGGCTCACGGGAGAACAATCATGAACATCAAGACCACACGTGCCTATGCCGGATTCGGTTTCGGGCACGCGGACCCTTTCACGTCGATGCCGATGCGGGCATGCCGCCTGCATCCTCGCCGAGATCCCAACGGCACAAGCCCGGCGGTGGTGGCAATAACGACGGTGGAGATGACGGTGGCGATGGTGGCGACGGCGGAAAGCCGTTCACTCCGATCACCACTCAAGCCGACTTCGACAAAGCGATCGGTGCGCGACTGACGCGTGAGCGGGCGAATTACGCCGACTACGACACGTTCAAGGCCAGTCACGACGAGTTGCAGAAGATCAAGGACGGCGAGAAGTCCGAGGTGCAGAAGGAGCGTGATCGCGCCGATGCTGCGGAAAAGCGGGCGAACGAGGCTGATCACCGTGATCTGCAACGGTCAGTAGCCGAGGCCAAGGGCATTCCGCTCAAGCACGCCGCCCGACTCAAAGGCTCCACCAAAGAGGAACTCGAAGCGGACGCTGACGACTACCTCGAGGATTACACCCCGCCTGCGGCGGCGACAAGCGCCCGATTCCGGGCAAGCCCCGCGAGAATCTGCGCGGCGGCGGCGCTCCGGACGACGAACCCGAGGAAACCGATCCCGCCAAGTTGGCGGCTCAGATCCCTCGCAACTGATCAACCACTTCGCTGTCGGCATGGCAGCCGACGTGGCCACTATCCCTATCAACCATGAGGAGCAACCATGCCGAATACATACGTCAAGGCCGAAACCGTGATCAACACCGCTCTCGGGCTTCTCCAGCGCGAGATCGTGATCCCGAACATGCTCTGGCTCAACGGTCTCGGCGATTTCGCCGGTGCCAAGGACGACACGATCAGCCTCCGCGTTCCGGGACGACTGACCGCGCGGACGAAGAAACTGCGCGCGACCGGCGCGGCCCGGAAGATCCAGACGGACACGATCGCACAGACGAAGGTGGACGTCACCCTCACTGACGACATCTACATCGCAGTGCCGATCACCGACGAGGAGCTGACCCTCGACATCAAGGACTTCGGGGTCGAGATCCTCAACCCCCAGGTGCGGGCCGTCGCCGAAGGCCTCGAGAACGGCGCCGTCGAGTGCATGCGCGACGCCGATTACCAGGACGTCCTCATCATCGACAAGTCGAAGGTGTACGACAGCTTCGTCGACGCCCGCAAGGCGCTCAACGACGAGAACGTTCCGCTCGGACAGCGCGGCGCGGTCGTCGGGTCGGGCATCGAGGCGGCAATCCTCAAGGATCCGAATTTCAAGCACGCCGATCAAGCGGGCTCGGATTCGGCGCTGCGTGAGGCCGTCATCGGCAAGATCGCCGGATTCACGATCGTCGTCTCCAACGCGCTCGACGACGACGAGGGGTACGTCTTTCACAAGACGGCGTACATCATGGCCACGCGTGCGCCGGCCATTCCCGACGGTGCGAGCTTCGGCAAGTCCGCCTCGTTCGCGAATCTGGCGATGCGCTGGCTCAAGGACTACGACTTCGAGAACACCACCGACCGGTCGCTCGTGGGCACGTACGCCGGGTACGCGCATGTCGAGGAGGCGGACGGCCGGTTCGTGCGTGCGGTGCAGATCCAGCTCGGCACCGGCTCGATCACGGTCGAGCCGACAACGGCCTCGGTCGTCGTCGGGGGAACCACTCAGATCACTGTCAAGGACGACGGCGGTGACCCGGTCGCTTCGCGCACGGCGACGTACACCAGCTCTGATCCGACGAAGGCGACCGTGTCGAACACCGGCAAGGTCACCGGCGTCGCGGTCGGCTCGGCGACGATCACCGCGAAGTACCAGAACAAGACAGCGACGACGGCTATCACCGTCACCGCTGCGCCTGATCGGGAGGTGTAGGCGATGACTGAACCGACCGGGCCGGAGAGGCTGGCCTCCACCGAGCAGCTCAGGGTCCGGTTGGGGAAGTCCTCGTACTCCGCCAAGGACCTACTTCGTGCGGAGGCTGTTCTCGACGACGTCTCTGCCTCGCTCGCAGCGAGGGCAGAGAGTGGCCGAACGCAGCAGTCGCCGGAGCCGATGTCGTGGCGGTGGTGCTCTCGCGTCGATGCGGGCGTACAACAACCCGAACATGTACGTCTCTCGCGCTGCCGGGGTGTTCAACCACCGGGTGCACGATTCGGCTTTCGCGACAGGAACATTCACGAAAGCCGAACTCGACATCCTCGCTCGTGCTCGTCGTAAGACGAAGCGGTCGTCGGGGTTGTGGACGCAGGGCACGACACGCGCCGACGACGAGTTTCCGACCGGGTTCGTTCCGGTCGACGGTTCGTCCGAGCCGTTCCCGGTGTACGCGGAGGATGATCCGTTCAACGCGTACGGCGATCACTACTCGGGCGGCTCCCGATGATGCCCGGGCTGGGCGAGACCATAGTCGTCTATCCGCCTGCCGCAGCGACTGTCATCGACCGACACGGCGACACCGACGCGCAACCCACCGAGTACGAGGTCGAGGACGTCCTGATCGATTGGGACGCCTCGATGGAAACTGCCGGACGTGGCGCGAGCGGTGCCCGCGCTACTGCCGGCGGTGGTCGTCAGGTGGTCACGAAGGTGATTCTGATCTGCCCGGAAGGCACCGAGATTTCCAACGGCGCACGGGTGAAACTGCGCGACCGTGACATCTACCAGGTCGACGGTGATCCGGCGACCTGGCGTTACGGCGACTGGGAACCGGGCGTGATCGTTCGGCTCAAGGGGGTGAAATAGCTTGGCAATCAGGAACTATCAACCGAACCATGCGGGGATCGGTCAACTGCTCAAGGGCGGAGAGATGCGTTCGTTGGTGCGTGAGCGTACGGAGATGGCGGAAGCCATCTATCGGGCGCGGGTGGCGCGCCGCACCGGAATGCTCGCCAGAGATACTCGGGTGTCGACGTTCCTCGGTGGACCTCTCAACAACATGGCCAAAGGCGATCGTTGGGTCGGCCGGTTGACAGTCGGCCTACAGCAAGCACGCGTCGTCTACGGCGCGAGTCACGAGTTCGGTACCGACGACGGCGACGAGCAGATCGTCGCAGGTGCGCACGATCTGCCTGCGGTGCTCGCGGAACTGCGGAACATATGAGTGTCAACAACTTTCCGCCGATCGATGACCTTCCCGATTGGCCGGACGTCGAGGACCTCCTGTGTACGTACTTCGAGCGGTTCGGGACGGCCGTGACGCAGCGGCCGGCCCCGGACGACTTCGAGGCGATGCTCGCTGCCGGTGGAACATTGATCGAAGTGCTCCGAGCTGGTGGGGGTGCTCCGGACGGTCGACTGGACTACGCGCCGATGGTCGTCGCGGTTACCACTGCCAAGCGCCGACAGTCGTGCAGGTGATGAACCAGCTCCGCAAGGCCGTCAAGGTCGCAAACAGCGGACTGACGATCGACGGCACTCTGGTTCACTCGATCACCGAAACCGGTGAGCTGTCGATGGTTCCGCAGATCGACCCGGAAGATCGCACGGTCGAGCTGACGTTCTTGGTCGTCACTCCGTTGCCGCGTCGCAGTCGCTGACCGCGCCGCACCCTCTGAAGCCATCCGATTATCGGGTGGCTTTTTTCATGCCCGAGAACGGGATTCCCTCTTTCACTCCGATAGGAGCACCATGTCCATCTCCACGTTCAAGAACGCCAACGAAGAACTGATCATCTCCGCGATCGACATCGCGATTCTTCTCACCCCATTCTCGAATCCGATGATCGAGACTCTGGAAGATCCGACGACCGGTGACCTCATCACGCTGCCGGAGCACTGGCGCTCTGTCGGTTTGACGGAGAAGAAGTCGGGCGTGAACATCGGCAACGAGACCTCCTCGACGGACATCGAGTCCTACGGTGAGTCGGAGCCGACGAAGAAGATCATGAACAAGCGCACCGGCAGCACGGATTTCGTGATGCAGGAGTCGAACCGTCAGGCACTCGAGCTTTTCCATCAGGCCGACTACTCCGGGATCGAGCCATCCGAGCACGGTGGGATCGTGCTTCCCGGGCAGGGCCGTCCGACGATGCGGTTCTATCACGCCATCTTGCTCGGCTACGACGGTACCGAGGGGGCGGAGATCTACCCGTACTGGCTGCTGCCGAAGGTGTCGGTGACCAAGGTCGACAACCAGTCCACCAACGACGACGGCTCGATCACCTACCACCCGACCCTGACCTGGTACAAGGACCGCAACTTCCTCACCGACCTGGTCAAGGGCGGCACCGCGTACGCGCAGGGTTTCTGCGGTCTCGGCTGGGCGAACCTCGTCGAGGCTGCCGGATTCGGCCCGCCTGCCGGTACCGCCCTGGCGATCTCGACCGCGAGCCTGCCCGGCGGCACCGTCGGAACGGCGTACTCGCAGACACTCACCGCGGCCGGTGGCAACGGCGCGAAGACGTGGTCCCTGCAGACCGGAACGCTCCCGGCAGGCCTGGCGCTCAACGCGTCGACCGGCGCCATCACCGGATCGCCGACCGCGGCTGGTACCTCGAACGTGACCGTGAAGGTCACCGACGCCGCACTTGCTACCGCAACGAAGGCACTGACGATCGTCGTCAGCGCCTGACCCACTGACGGCCCCCTGGTCGTCTCCCACAAGCCTGGCCGCACGGTGATGTCCCAGCCACCGTGCGGCCAGCTTTTCGTATCCAGCTGGGACGCTGGGAAGGAAAAACATCATGTCCGAGAACACATTCACTCCTCCGGTCACAGACGCTGCGAATCCGTACTCGATCGACGCCCTCACCGACGCACTCGCCGCCACTCCCGCGCCCGCGGCGTTCGGTGGCAAGTTCCTCGAGTACCAGCAGCGCGCTGCGCTCAAGGCTCGCCCGCCGGTAGTCTTCGGCGCCGCTGAGGGTTTCGATCCGCCGGTCGAGATCAAGCCCCCGAACCCCGAACGCCTCGACGGGATGAACCGCGTCATCCTCGACAAGGACAAGCTCGTCATCCTGATGGCCGGCGCTCTCGACGAGGACGACCCGAACTTCGACGCAGAAGGCCGCAAGGAATTCGATCGACTCTGGGCTGTGATCGGCCGGATGGACATCGAAGCATATCGGTTGCTGTTCAAGGACATTCTCGACCAGCTCTTCGGTAAGGGCGCAGTGAATGTTGCGGGGGTACGAAGCGCTCCTAGCTCTCTTCGAGAGCTACGGGGCGCAGCTGCGCTACGACTTTCACGATCACCTCCACCTCGATCTCGACGATTGGTTTCGAGGTGATCGTGACTGGCGCACGTTCTGGGAGCTGAAAGACGGGTTGCCGATGGGCAGCAGGTACAAGTCAGCGCTCCAGGACGACGAGGAACACGCGGCCGAGTTGCTGAGGTTGCATCCGGAGCTCGCGCATCCCGGCAAAACGGGGAAGGCCGGAATTCCCTTGCAGGGCTTCACTCCCGAGATGGCGATGCTCTCGCGCGGATTCAACCTGATGATCGCGCTGCTGTCGGCGTTGGTGGGTGCGCAGGATCCGAAGTTCATCGATCCGCCGCGCACTGCCCTCGATCGGGTGATCGAGCTGGTCGCAGCAACGGGATGTCGCGCACGCTCGCGAAAGCTCTTCCGCACCAACACCAATAACTGAAAACCCTGACGCTCACGTGTGGAGGCGACGATGACCAACTATTCGGCCGGTTCGGCATCGATCGACATCGGATCGAATCTGCACAACTTCCACCGTGACGTCAGGGCGAAGGTCGAGTCGGAGGACGTCAGTTTCTTCGTCGACATCATGCCGGACATGACCGGGTTCGCGACCGAAGTCAACAACCGTCTCGACGCGATCGACGCCGAGTTCTACGTCGACGTGCTCCCGGACATGACGGGCTTCGCCCGCGAGGTCGATGCCCGTCTCGATGCGATCGACGCAGACTTCTACGTCGACGTGCATCCGGACCTCACCGGATTCGCACAGGAACTCGACACCCGGCTCGGACAGATCAGTGCGTCCGTGGCCGTCGACGTCGAGGCGGATCTGACCGGGTTCGCGCAGGACCTTCAGGCACGCCTAGACCTCATGACACCGACGGTGCAGGTCGACGTCGAGATCAATTCACTGCTCGCGTCGATCGAGCTCGCAGCTCTCACCCGCAACCGCACGATGACGATCGACGTCAACGTCGACCGCGACACCATCAACCAGCTCGGCAACCTCGGTGGAACCTCGGCGGCGGTCTCGGTGGTTCCATCTCCGGTCTCGGCGGGGCAAGTTCCTCGGCCACCGGTGGATTGACGAGCATGGCGCTGATCCTCGGCGCCATCGTGACGTTGGCTCCGCTGGTGATCGGTGCTGTCGGCTCGATCGGTGTCGGTATCGCCGCACTCGGCACAGTTGCCGGCCCCGCACTCGGAGGCCTGCTCACCGGGCTGTCCGGTGTCGGAGAGGCCTTCACCGCTGCCGGTGCCGCAGCGGATTCCGCCGGCGAGGACGTCGAGGCGTCCGCGAAGGCTCAGGAGTCCGCTCTGCGGTCGCTCGGCCTGGCGCAGCGCAATCTCCAGGACGCAGTCAAGGACGAGACTCGGGCACGCGAAGACGTCATCCGTGCACGCAAGGACGAGCAGGAGCAGCTCGAAGATCTCAACATCACCCTGCGCGGCGGCGCGATCGCCGAGCAGGGCGCAGTGTTGGCGTTGGCGCAGGCCCGCGAGATGCCCGCAACCTCAAGCCCGGCACCGACCGGCTCGATCAGGACATCGCGATCAACCGGGTCGCGGAGGCGGAGCAGCGTCTGCTCGAAGTCCAGGAACGCAACCAGGACCTCACCGTCAAGGCGGACGACGCGAACCGCGTCGGTATCGAAGGCTCCAACCAGGTTGTCGCAGCGAAGGACCGGGTGTACGACGCCGAACGCCGCGTCACCGATGCACAGCAGCAGGTCCGTGTGGCACAGGAAGCCACCGAAGAGTCGATGACCAAGGCGTCCTCGGCCGCCGACAAGTACGAGCAGGCACTCTCCAAGCTGTCACCGGCGGCCGCGGACTTCGTCCGGAGCATGCGTGCTCTCGCCGAAGAGGGCGGCGCGTGGAACGTCTTCCAGCAGTCCGTGCAGCAAGGACTGTTCGAAGGTATCGGTGACTCGGTCTCGGACCTCGCGAATACCGTTCTGCCCAAGATCACTCCGGCGATGACGGAGATCGCACGCTCGATCGGCGGGATTGTCACCACGATCTCCGACGTGCTCACTGGCCCCGCTGGCGAGCAGCTGGTCACCCTGTTGACGGAGATCCCGCAGTTCTTCACCGCGATGACCCCCGGCATCGAGTCCACCGTGCAGGGGTTCCTCGCCTTCGGTGACGCAGCGGCGCCCGCGATGACGGCACTCGGTCAAGGTGTCGGCGACGTCCTCGGAATGATCGGTGACGCGTTCGTCGAGCTGAACGACTCCGGTGTTCTGACAGAAGCGATTTCAGGGTTCGGCGACATGCTCTCGGGCATCGGCCAGTGGATGGGTCCGCTGACGAAAATGTTCGTCGAACTCGGCGCGGTAGCGGGTCCGATCTTCGGTGACCTGTTCACAATCTGGGGTCAGACGATCGAGGAAATGACACCGGCGCTCACCATCATGGCGCAGGTGATCGGTGACGTCCTCGTCAACGACTTCGAGGCGTTCCGTCCGACGATTGTTGCTGTTACACAAGCATTTGCGGATTTCCTCGTCGCAGTGTCGCCGCTGATCCAACCATTGGCGGAGATGGCCGCCATCATCCTGACCGGGATGGCGACGAACTTCTCCACGCTGATGGTCGCGATGACACCGGTTATCCAGCAGATCGCGGACAACCTGACGCCGATCATTCCGATTCTCGCGAATCACATGGCAAAGATGACACCGATCTTCGCCGACGCAGCGATGATCCTCGGCGACGCGCTGGTGACGGCACTCGACGAACTCGGGCCGTACCTGCCGAGCTGGTGCAGACGATGTCGGATCTGGTGATCACCATCGCTCCTCTTCTACCGGAACTGGTGAAGCTGGCGATCGAAGTCATTCCGATCGTCGTGGGCGCGGCGTCGACGGTCCTGCCGATCTTCACAGATCTCGTCGGAATTTTCGCCGAAGTCGCCACCTACGCAGTGCCTTTGCTCAGTGACGCACTCGGCGGAATGAAGGGATCGATCGACGCGCTCGGCGGGTTCTTCGAAGGACTTGGCGACGTAGTCGGCCGAGTCTGGGACGGCATAGTCCGCATCTTTGGGCAGGGTGTTGCCCGCATCGGACAGGTTCTCAAGTCAACGGGTGATGCGACCTCGTGGATCCCCGGTAGCCAGGGTGAGGATCTGTCGAAGGCCGGGCAGTCGATGATCGACTTCGGCAACCGTGCACAGCAGGGCCCAACCGTCGTACAGGGAAACGCGATCGCAGAGTCGCCAGATGGGGCAAAGTCACCGGGGCGCATGCGGATCCAGCGTCGCGCTGACGGTGGCCTGTTCCGCGGATACGGTGGCCCGCGGGATGACGCGAACATCATCGCGGTCTCCGACCAGGAGTACATCGTCAACGCCTCGTCGACGGCGAAGCACTTCCCGCTGATCGAGGCGATCAACAACGACGAACTGCCGGCCTTCGAGGACGGCGGTCTCGTCGGCCGCAAGAAGCCCGGCGGTGTCAAGGCTCCGACCACGATCAGGCAGGCACAGAAAGCCCCTGCTGACGGTGGTGCTGTATCGCCACCGGCGGAGACGTCTGCGGCGCGCAGTGCCGGTTCCGGCGGTGGCGGTGCGGGTGCTGGTGTCGTGTCGAACGTGTCCCCGTCGATCATCGGACCGATGCCCGGCAACGTCTCGATGGCCGGGCTCATCGACCTCGCTCGCGGCGTCGAGGGCGTGGATTACGTGTGGGGCGGCGTCAACTGGGGTGACTGCTCCGGAGCTGTCTCGGCGCTGGCGAACTATGTCAGCGGGCGCGCTGTGTTCGGTTCTCGTTTCGCGACGATGACCGAAGCCGAAGAGTTGGCGGCACGCGGCGCACTGCCGGGTGTCGGCCCGTCCGGATCACTGTCGTTCGGTTGGTTCAACGGCGGACCGTACGGCGGTCACACCGCGGCGACTCTGCCGAACAACGTGGCCTCGAGATGGGTGGTGCACGCGGCAACGGGCAGTACGGCGGCCGCGCCGCCAATGCCAGCGATCCGCAGTTCACCGATCATGCGCACTTCCCGCCGTCGATCTTCGTCGATTCGGCGGTCGGGCAAGCCGGTGGCGGTTCGGGGCAGAGCAGTTTCGCTCCGAACCTGGGGCGCGGTGCGTATGCCGGATCCAATCCTGGGGACGTGTACGGCACCGGGATGCTGGGTGAGGGTTACGGGGATGCGTGGGATCGTGCCGACTCGTACGGTGACGGCCCCTCGGATGCGGATCTCGAGAAGATCAGTGTCCAGGCGTACGGGCGTAAAGCTGGTGAGCTGGGAGCGAATTGGTTACTCGGGATCTTCGGGTTGGAGAATTCGATCCTTTCGGAGTCGAACGTCTACAACAAGGCGTACAACGACACCTTGGAGGCGACGAAGCCGAAGGAGACCGCGCAGGTCGACCCCACGAGGATGGGGCAGATCTACTCGGCGCCGCAGGTGAACATCACCAATCCCAACCCGGTGCAGGGCGATGCGGTCGAGGCAGCACCTGCTGCCAAGCACGTCTACGATCCGGCCGGCGGTGCTGATCAGTGGGTGCCGACGATCACGATCATGGCGCGCGACACCGGGCGCTCGCCCGCAGTGGTCGAGCCGACTCGGGCGCAGATCAAGATCGAGTCGAACGGCAATCCCAAGGCACAGAACAACTGGGATTCCAACGCCAAGAAGGGAACACCGTCCATCGGATTGATTCAGGTGATCAAGCCGACGTACGACGCTTACGCCGATCCTCGGTATCCGGGTGGGCAAGCCGACCCGGAATCGAACATCGCGGCCGCGTGGAACTACACGGACGACAAGTACGGTGGCCCGCTCAACATCTGGCCGAAGGTCAACGGGTACAAGGACGGTGGCCAGTACCGGGGCCGGGGTGGTCCGCGTGAGGATGCAAATCTGATCGCGATCTCGGACGAGGAGTTCATCGTCAACGCGATGTCGACTCGGGCGAACCTGCCGCTGCTCGAAGCGATCAACTCCGGGCAGCCAGTCATGGACGCGATATCCGACAGCGCCCGGTGGTCTGCCGGTGTCGTCCCGCAGCGTCCACTCGTCACTGCGGGCGCAGGTCTCGGCGGTCAGAGTATCGACCGCTCGACCAATCACACCGGCGACATCATCACCGCCGATCTCGCTGCGTACTTCGCCGAACGCGAAAGACGCGCTGCGATCGACGGTTTCGCCGAACTATCACGGTGGGGAGTGTAAATGTCCGAGTTTCAGACCGACGAGATCCACGGCGCCGACGGCAGTTACTGGAATGTCACTACCGGTGAGCAGGGTGTGACGTTGGCGCCGGGGCCGACGAAGTTGGTCGACGCTCCGGTGAAGACGATGTGGATCAAGTCGGCGCAGGGCGAGCACTATCAGGCTCGAAGGTCCTGCGCCGTGATCCGGTGGCGGCGTTCAACATCGAGGGCGACGATCCACTGCACTGGCACGACGTGGACTCGCGGTTCCGGATGGCGTTCGAGTACGACCGCCAGAGCAAGTGGGTTCGCACCACCGCGGACGGTGCTCGCACTCTGATGGTGCGGTTGCTGTCCGAGCCGACGCAGTCTGCGATCGAGAACAAGGACCCGCACATCTGGGGACAGTCGCTGTTGACGGTGTCGTTGGCAGCGGAGTTCTCGTACTGGACGATGCCCGACATCAAGCGCCGGTGGCGTCTGATGTCCGGCACGTTCGGTAGCGGACATGTTCCGGTGTGGAATCCCTGCGATGTCCCGATCTGGCTCAAGTGGGTGTGCACCTACCCCGGCAAGTACACGTTGCCGGACTTCTCGTTCCTCGGCGACGTCGCGGCGGCGCGAGTGGTGCCGCTGCAACCGTTGGTGGCCACGGACGGCGACCTCACGGTCGATACGTCCCAAAGCGAAGAGCAGTTGATCTCGACCGAGGAAACCCCTGTGTGGCCCCGTCAGGCGGGTAAGGGGTTCCTGTTCCCGGTGCCCGCGCACACCGCCAGTGAGGACAACCCGATCATGCTGCCAGTCTCGGTGACCGGCGGCGTGGCCGGTGTCTCCGGAGTGCAACTGCGGATGCCTCGTAACTTCTCTCGGCCTTCGGGGGTGAAGCGATGACCACGATGCTCAGCGACGCCGAGTTCGACGAGTTGTGCGAGCAGACCTGGGATACCGGGCAGCTGATCCGCGAGGCGCATCGGGCGATGGCCCGCACGCCACCGCTGGTCCGTCTGTGGGCGAACCCGGCAGATCCCGCGCAGGGATTGCTCCTGCGCGGGATCGCCGCCGACTCGAGTTCGGGGAAGTTCCCGTTCAAGAAGAACCGCGCCGGCACCGGAACGCTTAAGCTGCGCGGCGATCACTTCCTCGCTCGCTGGCTGATGACCATCCCGAACAACCCGGCCGCGAAGAAGAACGTCGTCATCTCGGTCGACCACATGGGCGGACGCATCCGGTGGTCGGGTCTGCTCAAGCACTGGCGGTTCACCAAGGACAAGGACGGAATCCGATTCCTGGAAGCGACGTTCGTCGACGACTTGCAGTTCCTGTCGTACCTGCTCGCACCGCCAAACCCAGCGCTCCCGCTCGGGTTGTTCCAATTCCCGCGCGTATTCACCCTCCTCGGCCCCACGATCTGGCCGCGTCGATGACGATCTGGCTCAATCTGTGGAGATTCCAGGGCAATTGGTGGAATCTTCCGGATGATCCGTTCGACTTCAGTCAGTGGACCGAAGCGCATAACATGAATACCTGGCAGGTGATCATCAAGGCGCCGACGTTCTTCAACGATCCGTCGCTGCCCACTCTGTTGGCGGCGCGGATGGACCCGATCGACAAGGTCATCGAAGACGCCATCGATGACGCGCAGGTCGTTATCCGGTACCGGCGGATCTTCACCGTCGACGGTGAGGTCTCCGGAGTGCCGGGTGTGAACAATCCGCGCAACGGCGTCCTCGAACTCTCACTCCACGATCGTTCGGGCTACTACGAGGACACGGGCACCGGAACAACCGGCACGGTTCTCGACGGATTCAAGCGCTCTATTGCGCAGTTCGCATCCGGGTTCATCGAGACCGTGGACGTGTTCGTCTCCGACGATCAGACCCTCACCCTCCGGAGTACTACCTCAAGAAATGGTTCGGGGTGGTTCCTAGTCATCCCTGGATAGTCCTTCGGGACAGTGAGTGGTCGAACATCGAAGCCTCGGATCTCTCGTGGGGTCCGGCCGGTCCGGTGCAGATCGTGGTCGGCGGGCAGAACGAGTTCGCGGACAGCGCGATCGAGTTGGCGATCCAAGCGGCCGGCAACATGATCGGGTACTTCTTCCTCGGCGGATTCTCCTCCGCCGGTGATATGGCAGCGACGGTGATCATGCCACTGCTGCGCGGAACGGTACTGGCGTGGAACAACTTCAAGTCCGGTGCGCGTGCGATCAACCTCGGTTGGGTGCACCTGATGGAGATGTACCAGTCCGGTGCGAACAACGCCTGGACCATCTCGGCGGTGATGGCGATCCGCACAGGCATGCTCGCCACCGCCGACGAGTCGGCCTCGAAGATGCGCATGTCCGCCGGCGCTCCGTACTACCCCGGATTGCACATGCTCACCGGCGACCGCGTCGCGCATTCCATCGAAGGGATGACCGACTCGATCACCACAGATCCGTTGTTCGTCAACCAGATCGAGGAAATGAACCTCGCCTGGGATGCCGAGCAGGACGCACCGCATGACTACGAGATCACCGCCGGCACGGGCAAGGCCCTGATGACTCAGCCGAACGCTCGTCCCGGCTGATGTCCAAAGCGATGGCGACGCTCCAGAACATCGGCGTCAGCCTCGTCTAACCGATAGGAGAACAATCACGATGAGTGGTGTTCCGCTCCAACAGGAATGCGATCCCGAGGACCCGGAAGAACATCTGCTCTGGTCGTACACGAAGTTGCCGATGAAACTCGCGGACGGTGCCTACCTGGTGACCATGCCGGAGGTTCTCAGGAAGTGGTCGAAGCAGCAGTACGACGCCGGGTTTCGACATCATCCGGAATTGCAGACGATCGAGTTCGTACCGCCTCCTGGCGGGATCAGCATGTACGGCCCGCCCGGGGAGTGGCTCAAAACCGAAGACGCTGCCAATCGTCGCGTAGAGAACGCCGAAGCAACCCAGCGTGAGTTCGACGATCTCAAGGATCAGGTCCTCGCATCGATGCCCGAGTACGCGGCGCGCATCACGACGATGACTCCGGAGGAAAAGGCAGCAGCGCGTGAGGATGCGAAAAGCAAACTCCAGGAGTCGCTCTCGAACATGCAATCCCTGCTCGCCGTACTCAACCAACAGGAAGAGTCCGCCGACGACGCGGACGAGACGGAGGAATCATGACATGGACAGGTGACCCCGTATTTCTCGAGCAAGTCATTCGAGATGCGGGAGTGAGTGTCTCTCTCTACCCGGGTGCGCTCGATCGAGGGCAAGGTGACTTCTACCAAATCTGGGGAATCATCGACCACCACACCGGCGCACCGGTCGGATCGAACCCGGGACCGGGAGCGATCGCGAACCATCCGACACTCGGACTTGCCTCGCAGATTCACCTCTCCCGCAAGGGCGTTGCCACGATCTGCGGTGTCGGTATCGCCTACCACGCCGGTGAGGGCTCCTGGCCGGGAATCCGAACGAACGCCGCCAATCAGGTCACCATCGGTGTCGAGGCCGAGAACAGTGGCACCGAAGGCTGGTCGTCCGAACAGTATTGGGCGTACGTGCGCATCAACGCGGCCATCCTCCGGAAGATCGAGCAGCCGTCATCCCACACGATCGGCCACAAGGAATGGGCGAAGGTCCAAGGCAAGTGGGACCCGGGCGGAATGGACATGGGCAAGTTCCGCGCCGACGTCGCCAACATGATCGCCGAACTGAACGGCGTCAAGCCCGACGTACCGGTCATCGAGAACCAGATCGACCGTGTCCGGTTCTTCTCCGACTGGCTCGGCAAACGCCTGCACGACGGTGAGAGGCCCTGCAAGGACGGCGTCGGACGCTACGCGGACTTCGAGAACGGATCGATCTACTGGCACCCCGACACCGGCGCCGTGCCCATCCCGAAGCTGGTCTATGAAGTGTGGGCCGCACGAGGCTGGGAGATCGAGTTCCTCGGCTACCCACAGCGATTCCACGTCGTCTACGAGAACGAAGGCGACCTGCAGAGTTTCCAGGGCGGCACCATCGCTCGGCGGTACGGCACACCTGGTTTCGTCTGCCACGGCGTTATCGGTCGCCGCTGGATCGAAGAAGGTGGCGTCCGCGGCGTCGACGGCAAGCCACCAAGCTCGGCTGGCCCACCTCCGACGAATACGACTTCAACGGCGGTCGTCGTCAGGACTTCGACCGGGGCTCACTGCTCTGGCATCCGTCAGGGGCAATCGAAATCATCGGAGGTAACTCATGAAGTTCCTGGAAACCATCAAGAACAAGATCGCATCCTGGCGACGTTCCGAGCCCGTACGCACCACGGTCTACCCGATCCTCGTGCTCGGCCTCGGCGTCCTTGTCAGCACAGGACGAATCACCCTCGACACCTCCACTGCGATCGACGGAGTCGTCGCCCTGATTCTCGGAATCACAGCCACCGAGGCAGCACGCGCAAAAGTCACGCCTCAGACGAAGGCAACGCAGACAGTGATCGACGTCGTCGAGGAAGTCCGCAAGGTGGGCGCCTCTCCGGAGGTGCAAGCGATCCTCGAACGAGCGCGCACGGCCGCCGAGGATGCGATCGGCCGACACCGCTCCCGGGCATGATCGCGGTGTCGAGTGGCCGGTGGCGACTACTCGCCGGCCACCTCGTGTTGCCATGGATCCAGATCATCTTCCTCATCGACGCGGTCGGGCGCGGCCTCGACTACTCGTACCCACCCGGCACCAGCACGCTGACGTTGGCGACAGTCGAGCAGGCCGCACCGATCCAGTGGTGGGGTATCGCAATCCTGGTAGGCGCACTGTGCGTAGTGACAGGGCAGCTCATCACGATTCCAACCGTGTCGATCGTCGGGGAGGTGATTCTCGGCGCATTGCTCACCGGACTCGGTGGGAGTTTGTTTCTGGCGGTGATGGATCGGCTGTGGTGGGAGGGCTTCCGCACAGGTCTGACGTTGATGTGTGTCGGGGCAACACACTTCGCGTTGGCGTACGCGATCACGAAGTCGAACCGAATGTGGAGGTGGTCCGATGCCCCAGCCTCCCGATGAGGTGGTCAACAGCCCGTGGGTGTTGTACGCCGCGATCGCCCTACTCGTCGTCACGTACGCGGTCGCGGTGTCGAGGAAGCTGCAGGAGTTCCTCGGGCCTCTGGGTCGGTGGATCACCAGCAGGCAGGAACGATCGATCGAGCGGGAACGCGCTCGGCGGGTAGCCGAGGCGGCTCTCGATGATGTTGTCGTGCGCGAGCTCAAAGCAGATATCCGTGACATCGGTGCGCAGATGCGCGCACAACGTCGTCGGCACAACGAGGACATGACGGCGCTGCGGCTCGAGTACGACGGGCGCATCGCGGACATACGCGTCGAGTACGACCGGCGAATCGAGGAGATGAAGTCTGCGCACGAACGTGAAGTTCGTGGGCACATGGAAGAGATGACGCGTCTGCGGAACCTCCTGCAACGCTCGGGAGGTGTATCGGAATGACCTCTCCGGGAAACGATTTCAACACACCCACCACCGTTGTCACCGGCAACGATGGTTCTACGAGGCGGATGGCACAGCGCACGCAGGCTGCCGTGATGAAACAGAAGTCCGACGAACTCAAAGCAGGTGGGTGGGGTGAGGGCTCAGCCAAACACTTCGGCGACAAGGCGGCGCAGCAGGCTGAACTTGCCGGATTGCAGTCGCGGACGCAGAAACTCGAAGGTGTAATCGGGTACGCCCACGCCTACGCGAATGGCGGGTTTTCACTCGCCCTAGGCTCGGTGAAACTTCCGATGAGCAATCAGATCGGCCCACTCGTCGGGGCCACTATGACAAACGGCTCGATCTTCCTCGGCTCGAAAGGCCTGTGGGTCGCGGACGCGCAAGCGACCTTCGACATTTACCGGGTTGGTGTGCAAAAGATTTCGATCACAGCGAAGGTGTTCAGCCCCGGTGGGCTCATTCACTTTCAGCGCAGCTCGATTTTCGATACCGGCGAGGAGAACACCCGTGCGGTGCACATGCCGTTCACCATCCTTCGGCCGGCTACTACGTCGAACTCTGGCTCAATGCCGCTGTCGGACGTGGGGTGTACGGCGGCAGTGAATGGAATGGGTTGTCGGTCAGCAAGATCAGCACTGAAGAGAACTAGGAGGACACCGTGGCCGTCTCAGGTGAGTTCACGTATCCACCGATCGACTACTTCGCCGGACAACCGCCGATCGAGATTCGAACCGATACCGAATGGGAGGACCTGGCTCGCTTCGTCATCGCCGAGAGCGGCGTTCCCGACGGAGATGTTGCTGCGCTCGCATCCGCGTTGCGCGCGAGTACCACTCGTGAGCAGCAGTTGCGATCGGAGGTTGTCGCGGGCTGGGCTGCGATCGAAGAAGAAGCGTACGAGATGGATGAACGACTGCGCCAAGGAGCGTCATGACCGTTATTTCCGAACCGCTCACCGATCCGGCCGGACGTCCGGAGACCGAACCGCTCACCTTCTTCGTCGACAGCATTCGCCAGAATGCGGGCGGCACAGGGATTGTCAGTGTGAAGCGAGTAGATGTCACCCCTATCGACGGAACTTTGACGACACCGTCACTCGATCCGGGCCCGATGGAGGTGCAATGGCGAGGTAAGCGGTACAAGTTCGTATTGCCGAACTCCGAATCCCCCGTCAAACTGTGGCCGTTGATCGAGTTCTCCGTCCCGTTCCCGCCTCCGGTGGTCTCGCTGGTCAAGCAGTATCGCGACGAGGCCGCAGCGATACGGGACGAGGCTCTCGAAATTGTCGCAACGCCCGGACCTCAAGGTGCGAAGGGTGACAAGGGCGACGTCGGATCAATTGGGCCGCAAGGGCCGAAGGGTGACACGGGCGCTCAGGGGCCGAAGGGTGATACCGGAGCCGCGTCGACAGTTGCCGGACCGCAG